CACTTCTTGCCGTGTTTCTTAGCCTTGGCGTGTTTCCATCCATTAAAAAACTCGGCTTTCCGTATAGTCTCTACTGCTTTACATCGTCGGCGGTCGATGTGGTCAAGAAGTAACTCGGCCTCTGTTTCGGAACTACATATATAGGAAAAATGCAGTTCAGATTCAGAGTCGAGGGCAGTAGTCACGCTTATAAATACATGGCATTGATTGCGGCTCATTCTCATGTTATGTTTACTATGGTTCATTATTCATATCTCCTTTAAAGGTCAGCCCCCGCCCATACTACTCGCGGGGCAGGGGCTGGTGCTATTGGGGGTTAATGCTTGGGTGCGTCACCAGGTATATGTCCCGGCTCGTCCGGCAACGGGCCTTGTTCGTCTGTCCGCAGGTTATTGTCTGGCGTGAACTGGGACTGGGGTGGCTGTTGCTGGACTGGCATTCCCGGTTGTGGAACCATAATCCTTATGCCACCAACCATCTCGCCCTTGAACTGGACTGTCTGGTCGTTGTAGAGGGTTATGTTACTGCCCGGCCATAGGTCTGAATTTCTCTGGCCTGTTGCAATAGCCATCAATCCAAGGTTGGTCTTCTTCATTATAAGACCCTTCTTTATGCCTTGAAACCTCATTACCCACTGATTCTCAATGGGCTTACCTTCAAGTGCTACATTCTCCTGTAGACAGGATACTACCGTTACGTTCATTGGAGCGTCTTCTACATCTACCTTCTTCAAATAACTACTTTCTATCATTTTGCTAATGTCTGGCATAATATGCCCTTTCTGTGTTTGGTTCTGTTCCTGTTAGTTTACTTTCTGTGTCCGGTTCTGGTTCTGTTTAGGTTTCTGTGTCGAATTTGCCTCCTTTTCTATTTCTAAAATGTCCCATTGCTCTACTGATAGCCTTGTCGGCGCCTTGATCTGGCTGCCGGGGATGTCGTGGTTGGCGTTGGTCATAGTTCCTCCGCTCTCCAGTCAATATCACCACAGTACATGCAGTTAAATATCTCTGGGAACTTGACCACTTCTTTAGTTTCTTTAACTCTGAGTAAGCCCTTTTCTATGTACGGGTCATTGATATGAAATTCAGGGCCAACACCACTGGCACAGCGGTTTATACCGCATACATACCTCATCGCATCTTCTTTGGCTTTGTGGTTGACGTGGCGATACCTGTCCCATGATTTAGTCCATTCGGTTTCGCTTTCCCTTAACATGTAGTGCCAAGCATTTCCTCTGGGATGGCCTGATACATTTGCACCCCATTTACCATTTTTAACCCAAGACCAGATTATGCTATATCTACTAGGTAAGCCAAAGCCTATCGCAACGCCAGCGTCAGGAATAGCAAAGGCAATGTCATACTCGCCGTCATCCGGTATCCACTTTCCATCTGCATATCTAAAAACATCGCCTTGGTATCTATCTGGTATCGGCCTAAATTCATAGACTGGTATTTCTTCCTCACATTTCTTCATCTTTCTATTCCTTTCAATAAATAACATCCACATTCACATCGCTCTGACCCTACAAAGGGGCAGGTATCGCATCTGTGCGCATGTTCGTAACATTCCATGCACATTCCAGTTTCAAAATCAAAGTCATCGTAGTCGGTATCTACATATTCATTACATTCTATGCAATTAACTACGCTCATGGCGATCCGTTCTCCCATCCTTCTAAGGCGGCCTCTAATTCTTCTATCTTGCTTTCCAGTCTTTCAATCTTCTCGATACAGTACTCATGGTCTTTTTCGTAGTCCTCTTGAGCCTCTATCGAGTGAAAACTAGGGCAACAGTTATTACGGTTACATATTGGACAACTCATGAGTAAAACCCCTTATCTATTGGTTTAATCTTCTTCTTCATCTGATCCCTCTTACGCCTGTCCTGTTCTCGCCTTGCCATGTCCCATGTATGCTCATCGGGCAAGAACTTATTATATTCACCTATCCAGCATCTTCTAAGTTCCACAAGCTCAGCGTCGGTCAGGTCTTGCAGGGTTATAACGTCATTAAGCAGGTCTTGGTAGCGTTCCATCAGAAACACTCCTCTACTTCTGGATAGCCCATGTCCGACACTGTAACCTCGCCGTAGCCGCCGGGGGTAATGTCAAGCTCGCCTGAGCCCTCAAGGATGTTAAGCTCCTGTGCTACCCACCTAGCTATCCTAAACCTGCCGTCTATGCCCTGCTGCTGGTCTGAGGAGTCGTTGGACACCACAGCCTTGATATTGAAGCAGACGCTGAAATTTCTTATCCTGTCGCTCATTTTCGTAGTTCCTTAATCCGCTTCAAGTGTCCCGCCTGTGGAGCCGCCAGACCAACGCCAGTCTTGCTATCAACAAGAATGTGCATCATGTCCCGTATGATACCAGACACGTCCTCACCGTCCTTGACAGGCTCACAGACTTTCGTGAGGATTTCGTTGGGTGCTATTACCAGTTTTGCTGTTACTCGGTTTTTTCGTTTCTTCATAATCTACCATCCTTATCTAGGGGTTAGCATTTACATTGTTTGCGGGCGTCGTAGGTGCGGGTGTAAGGGTACCCGTGGGTCAATATACTAAATTCATATTTAGTTATCCGTCTATTATTCTCAATTTTTACGGGACCTTTCATTACCATGCCATCTACCATGTCAATTAAGGACATTTCGTCTGAGATAACAATTAGTATTCGGTTTGTTATTCCGTTATTCTTCGTAGAGAACTGATCGCCCCGCGAATACGTTACCTCGTCGTCGGCTATCTGCTGCTTGAGGGCGTCTATCTCAGCGTCAAATTCATCTGTAACAATTTTCAGTTGAGCTGCCTGAACTCTAATTATCTGAGCTTTATCTTTTTTCTTCTTTTCTAATTCTTTTTGTAAGTCCATCGTTCATATACTCCATATCTTAAGGGTTATTTACATTAACTAACTCAAATTCGGCTGTATCCCCCGTTATGGGGCATAATAGCTCTTCTTCTGGCATGTTAGGAGTCATTGGGTTCTCGTACGTGCAAGGGCAGTTACCGCCTTCTGTTTCAGCACATGAATTGCATTGCCATTTTGCCATAATCTTATATCTCCTTATTAGCCCGAGTGGGGGCGGGGTTAGTTACAGGGTTATCGGCTTGTATCCCCATGCTTCCATGAGATGGGGTTTTCTACAGGGTCGCCATACAGGGACGTAGACGGTTTCGCCTATGTAATCCTCAACATCCATAAGGGAAGAGACTCCGTCGGCATATTCAATGTCGCCATCTTTAAGTCTACGTTTGTATTCAACGAAGTCGTCTGGCCAATTCGGAATTGTGTCTGTGTCGTAGAAAGTCTCACCCTCTCCAATACAAGAGAATGGAACTGCCTTTAAATTGTGCTTCTTTAGTATTTCTGGGGCTATCATTTTTCTATTCCTTAACTGCGTTCCATATCGTAAACCACATTGCTACTGAAATCTGACACTTGCCTGTCTTATAGCTGTGCCAGCCTGAATAGCCCACAAGCTTGTCTATCTCACGGCTTGTCCTGTTGCCTACTAGGGCGGTGAGGAAAGCGTGGGCGTCTTCTGGGGTTTTGATGTCTTGGATGTTCATGTTGTACTCCTTTAAAAGTGTTACTATGTTAGCCGTTAAATAACCAGCTTAAAAAATATATCGCTATAAATATAAAAATAGCCGCCAATGCGCCTAGGAATGCCATTTGTGTACTCCTTTAAAGTGCCCCCGCCCGGATGTGGACAGGGGCTGTAATGGGATTATTTCTTGGGTAATTCCTGTATGAGTTTCATTTTCTCGGTAACGCTAGAGGCGTTAAGGTGTCCCATAACATCGTCAGTGACAGGAGTGTCATAGCAAAGGCCACCATCGCCAAGAAGGACAGCCGCCTCGTAAGGAGCGTCACCTTCACCGTAAGCACTGACGCCAGTAATAACAGATATACCATAACCATTACCAAACTGCATTTTAGCTTGAGTTCCGTAACCAACGGTCTTGTGCGGCTCAAAAACTAAATCATTAAAATTCTTCATAATCCAATCCCTTCTAAAATAAAATTATCATTAACCATTACTAACAGTATAACACCGATTAAGGCAAAGTCAAATAATTAAATGATTTATTTGTATTATTTATTTAAACCGTTAAGAAATGTTTAAGGGTTACTTCTGCTCGTTCAAGTGCCTTAATCTACCCAACGGCATAAACGTGGCCTCCATAGCACTAACTTCCTCACCCTTGGCGTTGTGGCCTGCAAGGAACAGGCCAGGAACTTCTGTAAATCCCTTTTCCTTTAGTCCGGCTATCATTTCCTGTTCAGTAGGGGCTGAGACATAGCCCGATGCGTGCGTCTCCATATTTTCGATCTCATAGATTATCATTGCTTCTATCTCCTATTAAGGGTTAAGTCCTAGTATATCACATACATCACGTACCAAGTCCCCACTAAGAATCCCATTGACTCTCAGTTGTTTAGACTCTGGGTTACACCTTTTGATATTAAACCCTATTCTGTTCTGCCTTGTTTCCAGGTCTAGCCTTGGGTATTAGGTCGGCACTAACAGGTCAGCGAATCCCACTTCTTTACTGGCCCTCTTGGTATGTTAGCTTTTGTCACTCTGGATCAAGATATAGGCGATTTTAAGTCTATTATTTAGTTTTTTGGCTATTTAAAGAGCCCGCAAGCGTCTTCTGCTTCTTTAATCCGCTTCTTTGCGATCTCGTAGTATTTATCATCTTTTTCAATGCCGATGAATTGGCGGTTTTGGTTTACGCAGGCTACTCCTGTCGTCCCAGATCCCATAGTAAAGTCTAAAACGGTTTCGCCCTCGTTGGTGTATGTCTTGATTAGGTATTCCATTAGGGCTACTGGTTTTTGGGTGGGGTGGCAGGCTATGTGTGGCTTGTTGAACCTTAAAACCTGCGACGGATATCCGGTCTTTGTTTGCTTGTATGGTTTCTGGGTGACATTGCTTGGCCTATGCTCACTATTGCCTTTGCCTCGGCATATTCGGTCACAATCAACTAATCCCTGTGGATTATAAATCATGCGGTTTTTTGAATTCTTGGCGATAGTGGCGAAAGAGAAAACCACAACATCTTCAGTTTTCTTTAGTGGCATGTACGGAGCTTGTGCGAAGTTGGCAGCCTTGTTAGATTCCCACACCCAGCAATACTTAAACATCTTCATATTAGACGATATAAGGGTCGTAGTAAACGGCTGTGAGGCTGTCATAACAATAGCACCGTTAGGTTTAATCACACGCTTCAACTGCTCCCACATCGGCTCTAGGGGGACGATAGAGTCCCATTTACAGGCAGTCGTGCCGTAGGGAGGGTCTGTCATAACCATATCCACAGAGCCGTCAGGGATTTGTTTCATTTCTTGTAGGCAGTCACCTTTGTATAGCATTATCTAAGTCCATAAAAAAATCCGCTCACGTTTTGCCCGGTTAAAGCATCGTTTGCGGATTTTGTTGTTAAACTATTTTGTACTTTAACCGGGTACTATTCTTACTATACCCAATAGAATCCAACTTGTCAAACAAAATCCTGATATTTCCTGAAAATAAAAGATTTATCTTGACAAACTGCCTTAAATAGAGTAATATGCGGTTGTCGCCTCCCGATCTGATGGCGTTTTAACAGTTTAAGGATAGCATGAACGTAAGAATACCATACGCAAAGCTCAAAGATGCAGTCGTATCCTCTGGGATGACATATACCCAGATAAAGAACGAGGACTGGCAATTCACCCTTCCAGACATACTCTCTCCCGAAGAAATCATTAAGGTTAAACACCTAAAGAACCTTGTCATTAGATGGTTAAAGGCAGATTTCAAGGAAAGACAGTATATAGGCACATTAAAAGCAGCTCTATTCAGCAGGTTCGATCAAATGGAGGATTATATCACTCTACAGGGGTTAAGCAATCTATCCGGTGAAGAAAAGCTGGACAGGGCTTATAAAGAGTGGAAGGAGTCTAAGAATGGCTGATGTTGTTAATCTATTAGGAGATAGCTCGAGCGGAGCAACAGGAACTACGGCAATATCTGGGTGCATTCCGAAAGCAGTATGGGACGTTAATACTTGGGATGCTTTTGTAGGTGACGTTCAAGGATCCCCTCTTTTTACTGGTACGGGCAAGCCTTGGACAGATCTTGGCGGTGGAAAAATCCAATTAACAGACACAAGCAATCTTACTGGTGGTATTGATATTTATGTTAGAATCTCCAACAGTGATAGTGGGGGTGCTGACGGCTATTATCTAGTTACTGCCAGTGATAGCGATACCATAACTTTCGACGACGTGCCTCTTGTCGGCACGGCAACATGGATAACATCCGGCACAGCAGATTACTCAATAGGCGGAATAGGAGATATAAGGGCGAATACGGGCGGAAGTGAAGATTTACAAGACCAATTTGATGACATTGGTAACTTCGCAGCAGATGGTACACATAACGTAGATATTCTTATAAATCGCACTGTGAATGGTGTAGTAACCGAGGATTACTCGTTACTCGTTAACCAGATATTAGGCTCTACCACAACAAGAGTAAGGACAATAAGCACAAATAGCAGTTTTGAGGACGATGGAACGCGGAATCTGACAATAGATACAAGCACAGAATTAGCTACAGGACTGTTTGATATAGCTGCTGGGGCGAATTATCTTACTTTTAAAAACATTATATTTGATGCTGGTGACAGTGCCAATTATGGTGTTTGGATGATAAGTAACGCCAATTATGAAGTATTTGAAAATTGCGAATTTTTACAAGCTAAAATTGATGGCCTGCACGTCAATTCATCCTGCGTAGATACACGTATTCAAAACTGCGATTCACATGATAATTTAAACTATGGCATTTATTTTAGGGCCACAAATGGCTCTATATACGGCGGTCGTTTTTACGACAACCAAGATTCGGGTATATACCAAAGGTCATCAGTCTGCCAAATAACAAATACTAGGTGCTATACTAATACAACAGCAGGTATACAATTAGACGCAAACGCAGACGTTTGCACTCTAAGCAATAATATTTGCAATGAAAATACGGGTTCTGGGATTTTACTAGGCACTAGCAATCTGCGGTTAAACATTTTTAATAACTCCTGCTCAGAGAATACCGTTTATGGTTACTTGTTAAGCACTCCGCAACAATCAATTATATTCTTTGGTTTTAACCATGCTTATTTAAACGGCACTGCTCCATCGGATGAAGCTCTAACAGAGGCAGAGTTTTTAGTGTTTAGTGAAGGCAATAATATTGTCGGCGATCCATTACTTGACGCAAACTACACCCCATCAAGCTCAAGCCCACTAATAGACGCAGGCGTAGGCGGCACAGGTGATATAATCGGTGCCTTATGTGCTACAGCAGGCGGTGGGGCAGGTGGCGGAGTAATGCCGCTCAGTGGCTTACTAGGTTAGCTCTTTGATAAGTCCATAACACGACTATACTCCTTCATGCTCATAGGCCAGCAACCAGCAAACAGTAAAATATCAGCCCTTCGCCAGCAATAACGGCCAGGGGTGGGGCAGGAGTGAGGCGGCAATAAACCCTTTTTCCTCATCTTATTGATGGTTTGTTCGTGAATGTTCAGGATTAAGCCGACTTCTTTAGAGTAGATCAGGTCTTTGTCCATTATAGCTCCTTTGCTTTATCAGTTAGAGTCACCACAAGATTAACTAGCTCTTTAGTTGTTTCGCCAAGCACGAATGGCGTGTAGTCTTCCTGACTAAACCAGTCTATAAGCTCATCAAATAACTCAGCTTTAGCCTTAAGGGTGTCAATATCTGCGTTGTATTTAGTCAGCAATTTATTATGTTCTATGAGTAGATCACGGTATTCTGTTTGGGCGGTTATGGCTATATCTCCATAATGAGTTATGATTTCTTCTATCTTTACGCATCTTTTACACATTAGTACAACTCCTTCGATCCATTAAGAAACAGACAATTCAACATAGTTAACGTTCCAGCCAGTACAGCTTTTAATAGTTTCATGTTACAATCCTTCCGATTAGGGGCTTAAGTGCTTTTTCCCATGCTCTCCATTTCATAGTTGAGCGTTTACGTTTCGTGTATTCCTTTGGGCTTACTTGGCGCCGGGTTGCCTCAAGAGACAAAAGCACGTTTTCCTGTGTTTTAAGGGTATTCTTGATGTGCCTATATAAAGACTCAAGAGGCTCGCCAAGCCACTCGCCACAGTCGGGACAGTAAGTTGTTTCGTGGATCTTGTCGCATTTAATACAGAGCATTATCTTCCTTTCGTTTCAATATCGGTTATCTTACCATCATGCCTAACGTGACACAATGAAGTTTGATCGCCTGCCTTATCCTCACCAACCAACCGGATAAGAATATCAGCACCACAGGCATAGATAATACGGTCACAAACATCGGCCTTACACCGCCTTACAGCCTCTAATTTGACCAGGTGCAGGGTGGTGGCGCGGGGGTGGATTAGGATGCTTTCCAGCTTGTTATCGTCTTCATTCATTATAAACCCTTTCGGTTAAAGTAGTTAAAGTCCCCGCCTGCCTTGCGGCGTACGCCTTGCGCGTGACGGGGGATGGGGGCTAATGGTAGCAAGATTCATAAAAGTCATTATCGTGACTATTATCAGCTTCCGCATATCCCCGCATATCTCTGTCAAGTTCGGCCATGTGTTTATTATATTCCTTGGTTGTAATCTCACCAGACGCCAGTTCTTCTTCTAAAATCTGATCTTCTCTTGCTCTTGAGCCTTCAATACTCATCGTTAATACTCCTAAAAAGGTTAATAAAATAGTTAGCAGACGGCAACCGTGTTTTATTGCCGAAAGCTAAATACTTAGTTTACTGTATCTCGCGCAACTGGTCAAGTTCGTCAGAAGTGAAAAACCTGCCTATATCATTGGAAATCTTTTCACATCTTAAATACAAGTCAAGTGCTTTCCGGCTGTCGATGTCATAGCCGAAGTTATCGCACCAATACTCGAAACCTTCTGTTTCGTAGCTGTCAGAGGAAATGCAAGCCAAGAGACTATAATCGCTAGGTGCTTTTTTGTTTAGCCTTATGCAGGAAGGCAGGGGGCCTTTGGAAGGGTCTGCGAAACCGAAATTACCCTGCATCATGTGCTTGCCTTCTCGGCTTACAGCTTTATAGCTGTCAACAAGGGAGTTGCCGAAATCAAACGAAAAAGACTTCCTTCCTTTCGCAATCACAACAATATTCCAACAAGACCGCTGTTGTGTGTCACCTTCAAAGTGTTTTCGGTGTCCAGTATAAACCTTATCAATAGTAATTCCTGTCGATTCTACAAACTTTGCTGCTTGTATGTCATATTCTGATAATACTTGCGTTTTCATAATCCATTCCCTTAATAAAAGTTAATAAAGTCAATTACCAACAAGCCCGGAGAGAAGGCCGGGCGTGTTAGTGATGGGCTTTAGACATAAACCCGGCTAACACCCTTAAAAGGCTTATACGGGTTAGCGTGGATCTTTTCAAGTGCTTTATCAGCATCGGTCTTGCTCATTGCCTTGGTTAGCTGTTGGATCTGCCCGCATTGTTCAGCGTAAACAGCATATAAAAATGACAAGGCAGGTCCAATCCAGTAATTAGGAGCATTCATCTTATAACCTCCCCAGACAATACCAGCGAATAACACTCAACCGAAGAAGATCCATTATCAATCCATTGACGATCTTTTACGATACGATGCTTGCGCCGGGTGGATCTTTCCTCTTGCTTCTTATTACTGCAAGCCTGTTTATAACTTGCCGTATTTGGGTAATGTAACATAATACACCTCTTTCAATTAAATAAACACTTAACAATTAAATAAGCAATAAAAAACGTAAATGCAAAATAAGGGTCAAACATGGGACACCTCCTAAGCAGCAAGCCATTCTTTCCTGTAACGGAGCCACAATGGGCGCCAGTCCTGTTTCAATTGCCTTGCCGCTGTCATTGCACCAGCAAGGGTCTTATGTCCCGAAATAGCCTGTGGGCGGCCGTCAGAGGGAACCAGCTCAACAGTATAACAGCCAGAACCGGACATATTGAACTTTTCAGCGTTTGGTGATGTTGGATAACTGTATTCTACTTGTTTAGTCTGCATTGCTCGTACTCCTTAAAATAAAGATTAACATTTAACAAACTGCCGCCATGGGCTGCGGCAGGGAGTTAAGGATTAGATCCATAATGCTTTAATATAGCCGTCATACTTGCGGGCCTTGCGTTTCCAATCAAACTCATAAGCCATGACAGCAGCCAGATCAGAGCCGGATTTACTCATTATACACATATTAGGGCCTTTGCGTTTCGTCTCGCAAACAGTGTATTTAGTGTAACGTTCGCCAGTGTAATGCACGCCGCAATTAGGCTTGTAACCGCGAAAAGCGTTACCATTAGGGGTGAAACGTGACAAGCCAGCCGACTCAAGATCAGTAATAGCACTGGCGGTTAGTTCCTTTTTAATTAAAGCGTCTCGGTCTCGCTCCTGTTGACGTTCAAGTTTCCTGGCTCGGTCTTTTGCCAGTTCGGCTCTTGCGGCTGTGTAATAATCAGACTTGGTAATGCCTAAAATATTCTCACAAAAGGCCCAAATATTCTTTTTTGGTATTGCTTTTAAAGCTATTTGGATGTATAATCGTCCTGACAGCATACATTTTAGGATGTTTGCATAGCCAATATATAAATGGCTATTGGCTCTGATAAGCTCGAAATCAGCTTTTAAAGCGGTAACGTCCTGTTTATAGCCTTTTGTGAAAGTAGTACCCTGTGAGTCATGGTTAGGGTAAAAATCACCGTGACGGCTTATATTGCGGATAGTACGCTTCTTTCGGCCGTCAATAGCAGCATAACGAACGCCAAAAGAACCGTTTTTATTCTGGACTAAGTTCTTATAGCCAAAGCAATAGCCGTCAGTTTCAGGCCATAAGCCGTGAATAGTTATTTGAGTGCGATACTTGTAAACAGGGACATTGACGCCTGAAAGCGACTCAAGAGTCAATCCGTCTCGCTCAATAGTATCAAGTGTGATATTTGGAATAGTTCGAGGTGCTGTATTGAGCTTGCGTTTTGCCATAAAGTCGACAGGTGCAGCCAATACAGTATCGAGCTTTTCACAGTCTTTTGCTTTCATAATCAAACTCCAATAAAATAAACATCATTAACATTACCCTTATACTATCGGGTATAAACAACAATAAGTCAAATGAAAATACGACAAAATACGAATAAATATGAATATACCCTGTAAATCATCAATACAAGGCTTATATCAATGAATAAATATCACTAAAATAAAAGATTTATCTTGACAAACACCGAACAAAAGGGTAACATAGACCCTAACAAGAACCGAACAAGTCTAATTTGGTGCGATAATGAGCGATACAACCGTAAACATGATTAAAGCAATCCATGAGGGTTTATATGACGGCATCAGGGGCAAAAAGCTCAAATTAAGCAAACAACAGCTATTACTACTCAACAGCAATAAAAGGGCAAAGGTTGTTAATTATGAGCGGTAAACAAGTAAGACAAGCAATAGACCAGGCAACCATAGACCGCCAGGATCACAAACCACGTCAATACACCTGCAAAACAGCGAGAGAATGGCAAGACATAAACAATAAGCTAACAGCAGCATCATTCGACATTCAGACAGGACTGGAGTGCAAGTGAATAACATAAACATAGCAAATCCAACGCCAGCTAGCGGTTATGAGTATGAAGGCAAAGTGCTTGAGGATATGACAAAAAAAGAGCTAATAGCAGCGTTAATAAGAATGCACGAACTAACAAGCTTACAATACACCGGCGCAAGGCCATTACAAACAAGGTGAATCAATGCCAATAAGACCACTAACAGCTAAAGAAACATCAGCAATAGAGTTTTATTGCGATACACAGTCCGAAACCTTTAATAATTGGGCACAAAGCAGCTTAAGGGCAGGGTATAGCCAGTGCAAGGGATGGGAAGGGAATGCAAGAAGGGTACGCACAAAGGACTCAGTAATGGCCGGAATAGAGGCGTATAAGGGCAGGGCGCAGGGCAGGACGGCCAGAACAGTGGAATCTATCGACGATATGTACCAGCAAGCCTACACCCTAGCCAGCACCAGCAACCAGCCCTCAGCCATGGTCAGTGCATGTACAGGCATAGCCCGGTTATACGGCATGGACAAGGACACTCAGGCCAACCCTGACCAGCCCTTACCAATGACAGAGGAGCAGATGATTGAGGCACACAGAGCAGCCAACGTTGCGCTAGCGTCCACCACAGCCCCGTCAGTGCCAAAGCAGGCAGAACAGGCGTAAGGGCAGGGTCAAGGCTGGAACAGGCTTAGAACGAGGCAGGGGGGGGGCTTAGAAAAGGCATTACCCCCAAGGCGGGGCTGGGCAGTGTATAGCATAAGCCCCTAACCAGTATATGAAGCAAAGGAATAAAAGACATGACAGACCCAGTACGAGCAATTGATATAGCCGAACGTATAGACGCCGCCATCGCCTCTTTCGTAGAGGAACACGGTTCTATCCAGCACAGTATAGCATTGCCTGAATCAGACTATGACCGGCTTTATGAGTACGTAAAGGCCGGTGATGACAAGTTTGGGTTCCTTAAATATGGATTAGCCTATTGTACTTTACCCGTTACAAAGTGCAGTGGCGATGATATAGCTATTTGTGCTAAGACTAAATGGTAGCCCCTGACCAGTTACAGGAGTAGAGCAATAAAAGACAGGACAGGCATAGAACTATGACAGAAAAGGATATAGTCAATATGGCATTAAGCAAGATAGGCCGTCCTACGCTCTTGAAGCCCACCTGCGGCGATTGCGGTTCGGATATAGTCATTACGACCTTTGCAGATAAGACTCACCGTGCGGTCTGTATGGGCTGTAAGCGTGCTGCAAGGGTTGGTGCAGACATGAAACGGATAAGAGATTGGATTGATAATGAAAGACCATAACGGCGGCGACATCCCCGGCACGGTGCTTAAAGTTAAGATAGGCAAGCCGATTACAGGCCAGAAACAAGGAAAGTCTCCAGATACACGGGGTTTAACAAATAACAGTAATATTGAAGTGGTAAGATAGGTAAGGGAAGAATATGAAAGATTCAGAGAAGACAACCCCGTGCCAGTCCCGTGGCCGTCATGAGTACAGGATAGTGCATGAGACTGCTACGGAGCGTCACGGTATATGCGCCTGTGGCGTTACGGTATCCGAGACGAAGGGTAAGAAATGAAAGTATTGCAAATAGTACAGGTAGCGAATGGTTACTTCGTTCAACCAGAGCCACAGACAAGACACGCAGAGACTATCTCAGCGGACACGAAAGTGTTTGAGACGTTTGAGAACCTTATTGATTGCCTGAATAAAGAGTTTCATCCATTAGTGGAAGTTACAGATTAAATGATAAGCACCGACCCAAAGATGAAGAAATACGAAATAACAGATCCACGCGGCATTCGGCATGGATCTCAAATATGCTTTAATATATACACTATTGAAGCTGATGGGTTTGAGATACAAGGAGGGTTTGTATTGTTTTACGACGTAGACAATGAGCTGATTAAGATGATAAAGTCTGAGCATATTGATTCAATGAAGATTATTAAATGATTTCAACAGATCCAAAGATTGCTAATGAACAATTGATGCAAGCCAATGCGGGCTACTGGGCTGCTCAGTGGCCCATCCGTTTACAGGCCGGTCCGTTTACTTTTGATGGGTTCGAGTACCAAAAAGAGACTATGGCTTCTCAGTCACAAAGGCTTTGCTACCTAAAGGCTCGTCAGTGCTTTGGTGCTACAATAGGCGAATCATTAAAAGACCTTCACGGTATGATAACTGGCAAATACAAGCTGGGCGTTGCCCATATCTTCCCTACTACTGATGAGGTTGGTGAGTTTAGTAAGTCAATATTTAAGCCTTTGATCGCTAAGAACAAGACTTCTATTGGAAAGTATGTAAAGAATGTTGCGGGTGGTACAGATACCACGTCTCTGAAACGGGTCCGTGATTCGATGTTATTCCTCAGAGGTGCTAGACTGGGACAGAAAGTCGGCAATACTGACGAGAATACATCTTCTAAGACTTCGGCTTTCTCATGTGATAAGGTCGTGTTTGATGAGGTAGACTTCATGGACCCGGAGGCAGTTGTCAAATATGTAGAATCTATGAACATGTCTCCCTGGAAGCATGAAGTTTACCTTGGCAATCCCTCCCATGAAGATTTTGGGATTGACCTTATCTTTAAGAAGTCCGACCAAAGACATTGGTTTAGGAAATGTTTTCATTGCGGCGAGTGGACATGTGCTGAACTTAGCTTTCCGGGCTGCGTGAAAATACGACACGATGGCACTGGGTATGTAGGCTGCGATAGCTGCGGGCGTGAGGTTCCCATGTGGGCCGGTGAAGGCTCAGGTGAGTGGGTTCCTCAATGCAAGGCTAACTCGGCTTACATGCACGGCTACAGAGCCTCACAGCTAATGACCCCGTTCAATGACCCAGCTACCATATTGGAAGCTTTTGTAAATCCTCCGTTTGGTAATCTGGCAAATGTGTATAGATTAAAGCTTGGCAAGGCTTATTCTGACAGGGCCGAGAAGTTGACACGTAGGGATGTGTTGGCAAACTGTAGCAAGCGTTATCCGTCTACTCAGCACGAAGGTCCCTGTGCAATGGGGATTGACGTTGGTAAGATTGGTCACGTTGTTATTGGAACGAAGATTGGTAAAGATAATTTCGATATACTCCATACTTGCAAGGTTGATTTAATTAAGGATGGGTTTGCACCGATAGGAAGGCTCGCAGAGAAGTTCAATGTTAAGAGTACGGTGATCGACATTAGACCTTACGAGGCTATGGCAAGGCAGTACCAGAAAGCCCAGCCATCAGACAGTACATATCTCTGTGAGTACAGCGAGAACCAGATGTCAGAGACAGCCTTCAATGCCGGAACCGGCACAGTTAAGGCTCACCGTACTGGAATCTTTGACAGGACTCATACTCTTTTGTCAGATGGCAGTATTGGGCTTCCTACGCAGTGTCCAGAAGTGGAAGAGTTCGCAAGGCAGTGCTGTAATACTGCTAAGTTCGAGGAAAAGGATAAAAGGAATGGTACAATAGTCTACAGGTACAGACCGACCGGAGATAAGCAGGAGCATTTTAGAAATGCCTTGAACTATTTCGTGATTGCGGCTTGCAGGAATATACTCCCGAAGGTTGGTTTAAGACACAGCAATAAGAAGAGACAATTAAACGCAGCAATAAGGATGAACTAATGGCTGACGATAAACCAATACAATCAGTTGACGATAAGGCAATACAGCTTCTGGCTCTATACGACAAGTCCCACAACGACGACGCCAACTTTATGAGCATCTATCAGGAGGTTGCCGATGTCATGTTCCCGCGTGAGAGCGAGATAACCACAGAACGTGCAAAGGGCGAAGTTCTTGGTAGGAGTATAGTTGATGTTACAGGTCTTATGGCGTCTATTGATATGGCTGCTGGTCTTTCTATTAACCTATTCCCTCCCGGTGACAAGTTTTACAATGTCCTCATGGAAGATGACGAGCTTAACCAGATAGACGCTGTCCAGCGTAAGCTAGGCGAGATAACAGAAATCTCACACCAGAAGCGTGCAAACTCTAACTTCATGCTTCAGGCTAATGAGACAGTCCGTTCTCTTGGCACGTTTGGTACAGGCAATATGTTCTCCGAGTACAAGGCCGAGGTTGGTCTTATTTATAAGGATTACGATATTGGTATGTATACGTTCTTTGAAAACGACATGGGCCTTGTCGATACCATGATGATAGAGTTTAAGTTCACTGCAAAACAGGCTACCGAGAAGTGGGGTGATAAGGCTGGCGAAACAGTAGCTAAGAAGATGGAAGATCCCAAGACCCAGACGGATGAGTTTAAGTTTGTGTGGATAACCAGACCAAGGGAACTTGTGAATCAGACTGGTAAAACAAATACAAGCATGCCGTTTGAATCTATATTCATATCCAGAACTGACAGTGTAATAGTAGAGGAAAGTGGATTTGAAGAATTCCCATTCCAGGTTCCGCGTTGGTCTAAGTCTTCCAAAGAGAAATGGGGACGTGGCGTTGGTACGTGGGCTATTGGATTAGTCAACGCTCTCCAAGTCAAGCACAGGGACTTGGATGAAGTTGGTAATTTACATAACAATCCTCCAAAGGAAGTTTTAGAATCGTTTGAAGGTGAGGTCAGAGTGTCAACAGGCGACCTTAACTTCGTTACAGAGATGGGTTCTATCAAAGCGATCCAGCAACAGGCCCTTGGTGATTTTAATACCACACTTAAATCTATCGAGTTAGACCAGAAGGAGGTTAAGAGTATGTTCTACGGCCCGGCCTTCAATCAACTCGAAGACTTAAAGGGTGACCGCAGGAACGAGCTGGAGATACGCTCACGACTGGCCGAGGGACTTCGTAAGTTAGTCATGCCTGTTGGTCGTATTCAGACTGAGTGGCTCACAGGGCTTGTCACACGAGACATAATGCTGCTTAGTAGAAACGGTGAGTTTGGAGAGATGCCTCTAGAGATGCAGGGTAAGTCGTTCAAGATTTCCTATGTCGGTAGACTTGCGTTAGAACTGCAATCTGCTCAGTCAGTAGGATGGCTCAGATGGGTACAGGAAGGTGCAGAGATAGAAGCATTCGCCCCTGGCACATTAGACAATGTAAACATTGACGGCGGATACAGGAACAGAGGTATCACCCTCGGTGTTGGTGTTGAAGACATGGCAACAAGCGAAGAAGTGGCACAAAAGAGACAGGCTAGATTAGATGCTCAGCAGGCCCAGCAAGAAATGGAAATGGCAACCTTAGCGGCGCAGAACTATAGCGGTGGCACTAAAGCTCCCGAACAGGGAAGTGCGTCAGAAAAGTTAATGGAGCAAATAGGATGACCTATAGCGAAGAGACTATGAAGCAGTGGAGTGAATTAGTAGACAAGTTCTGGGAAGATGTATACAAATTGATGGCCGACAAACTAAGAGAAAAGGATAAGTAATGACCTGGCAAGCAGAAGCAAAAGATCTTGGCATACCTTTGTATGACCATGAATTAAAGAGGCCACGGAAGAAATTAGATGTACTGACTGATATAGGCAATAAGTCTGTACCGACGTTAAGCGAACCTGTGAATGTAATCATTGAAGTCAGGGAAGTAAATGCGATATTCAGGCAGGCTCTACTCGATCATGGTGCTTCGATTGGATTAAGTAATGTATCCATTGAGCAATGTATAGAATCACTGATTAGAAAGAATAAATTGATTAGCTGTAAACGTAGAGGAATTGTATTAAAAGGAATGAAAGATGGCGACCGAGAAAGAACAAGCGATAGAACGGAAAGCGAAAGCGATGGAACTGGCGAAGGCGTTTCAGGAAGTCTTCCAGACGCAGAACGGGGAACGGGTATTGAAGGAGCTGAAGAAGTTGTCGAACTTTAATTCTACTACAGTTCCAATAGACAGCCAAGGCCGCATCGACCCTTATGAGGTTATGCGTAACGAAGGTAAGAGAGCAGTGATAGTGCATATTGAAAATCAACTAACTAAAACATTTGAAGTTAAACAGGAAAGAGCAGAGATATAATGGATGAAGTAGCAGAAAAAAAAGCGGCAGACATTTGCAAGGAATACGAAGAACCTCAAACAATGTTGATATGTTTTGAGTCAGGTCATTATAAAAAAGTTACTGGCAAGTGGCAAGGCGATAGTCTTTGGACTCACTGGAAGAAACCTAACGGCAAATGCATGCACATAAACAAAGACAAAGTAGAATACTACGAGGAGGTGTAATATGCCAGATCCTATTGTAGACCCAGCACCAGCCGCTGACCCTGCGCCAGCCGCAGATCCAGCACCAGCAGCACCGCCTCAGTCTTTTATTGAGAGCGATGGAACTTTCAAAGAAGGTTGGCAGGATGTTTACCTTACAGAAGACCAGAAGGCAAACGCCAGAGTAACAGGTGGACGTATAACCAGCGTAAAGAGTATGTTAGATACGATAGCTAGCTCTGATAAGATGATTAGCGGCGACAAGATGCTGATTCCGTCTGATACCTCCAGCGATGAAGAATGGGACGCCTATCATAAGGCAGGCGGCTATACTGGCGAAGTAATACCGATGGTGATGCCAGAAGGGATGCCAGAAGATGCGTGGAGCGACGAGAGAGCGACAGCGTTCTCTACGCTGTTTAATGGCCTTAAGCTGTCGCCAAAACAACAGGCAGGAATTACAGAGGCGTACAACGCTGATGTTTTACGGCAGATTACTGATATGGGTAATAACCAAGAAACGGATAATGCTCAAATCAAAGCCGACCTGCTCTCTGAATGGGGTAATGCTTATACCCAGAAAGTACACCTTGGAAACGCAGCTATCGAAAAAGGTGTTGACAGCCCTGAGCATAAGGATAGACTTGTAGCAAAGTTCGGGAATGACCCTGACTTCATTAGGTATGCGGCCAATATCGGCGGCATGTTTAGTGAGAGCGGTTCTATACCGACAATAGCACTCTCAGACACGCCAAGAGATATTCAAGGCGAGCTTGATAAGATGAGATCAACGGACGCATTTATGAAACCGATGCACCCAGAGCATAAGGCAACAATGGCAAAGATAAGAGAATTACATATTGAAAAGGCGAAAATAACATCACCTGTATAACAAAGTAACATCTTTAGTGGGATACCCCAGAAATGGACCCCGAAGATGACAGTATTCTGTCCGCGTACCAGCGTAAGGCAGAGAAGAACTCATAAGAGTTACCCTTCTCGATTAACAGTAGCTTAATTTAATTAGAAGGAATACTATTATGGGTAGAGCACTAGGAGCTCCAATACCAACAGGTTTCGTCGACGAGTTCGACAATACCTTGTACCATCTGCTTCAGCAGAAGGACTCAAAGTTTCAACAGGCAGTTGACGTTAAACCTATTACTAACGCAGAAGACAAACGATTTGATGCGATAGGTAAGTTGGCATTGACTGAAAAAACAGAGCGTAATCCAAAGACACCGATTACGGAAATCACCCAAGAGCAGAGATGGGTTAACACCACTCCGTTCCACGAAGCAGTTCTTATCGACCGTGACGATGACCTTAACAGGGTTGTTGAACCTACGTCAGATATTATGACTGAGTTCGTAAATGCAGTAAACCGCAAAAAGGATGACATCATCCTTGCGTCTATTGATGCTGATGTAGTATCTGGTAGAACGTCTAAAGGCGGGACTGTAATCTCATGGGCATCTCAAGATGGTAATGTTAAGTATACCGACAAGGATACTGGGCGTACTATTGCATGGGATACCGCAGTTGGTAATGCTAATGCAGCAGACACAGGATTGACAGTCGAAAAGTGCGAACTTGTTCGTGAGTATTTCGCAAACAACGACGCCGATGAAGGTACGCCTATCTGGGGTGCTATTAGTCCACGTCAAGCAACCAACCTGTTCGGCCAGGAAGAGTATGTCAACAACGATTACAGCAACGGCAAACCTCTTACCACTGGTCGCATCATCATGGGCTGGCATGGCATCAACTGGATTGTATCGACTAAGATCGTTGGCGGAACCAATAACGATGTCGATGGTGACAAAGATGTAGTTCGTTGCCCGTTCTGGTTGCAAAGCGGTTTGATTCTCGGTGTTCAGGATATGATCTCTACAGAGATTAGTATCCGAGCAGACCTGTCATACTCTAAACAGATTTATGTTCACATGAACATGGGTGGCATGAGACGTGACGAAGACCGTGTAGTATATGTTGAAACAGTAGCATAAATATTAACAGGGCGGCGGTTAATTAGTATGCCGGTTAAGCCCTAAATTTTAAGGAACTATTATGAGTTACGGAAATTACAGTCACACACATAGAAGGTCAATTAACTGCGAGCCTTCTCAAATGACAGCCGACGCTAATCTTTGGACGCCTACAGCGGATCAGAAGAACATGCTCGGTATGCAGTACGAAACCGATGACGGAAGAACATTTCGGTATTGCAAGAATATTGCAACTGAGATAGGCAAGAACCTCATGGTTCAAAGTGAAGTTCCTACTGCGGCGCAGTATGACAATCTCCAGAACGTCACATCTCCAACCCAGACAGCGGGAATGGTTAGATTTGATGTTGATATTGTCACCGCAAATGGCCTTGTCGATGGCGACTTGGTTGACGGCTATATGATCGTCAATGCAAGTGCAGGTGCTACAGGCGAAGCTGGCGATATGTATACAATCAAAAGCAACGTATACACCGTCGGTGATACTGTTATGCGTCTTGAAATTGCTGATGCTGGTGGACTAAGAAACGCTATCACGGCAACATCTAACGTATCGTTCGTCAAGAACAAGTACCGTGACCTGAAGGTTCAGCCAACTACTGTAGATGGTTTCGTAATTGGCTCAACACTTACTGTTGTACCTGCTAGTTATTACTTCTGGGCGCAGACTAAGGGTGTTGCATCGGTCATCATTGATACCGGCGATACCGTCATAATCGGCGACCCTGTTGGAACGCTGACTACTGGTAACGGTACGGCTGGCTCGGTCGGTCTGGTTGCTACATTCGCAACTGATCTTGTCTGGGGTTACATGGTAATGGTCGCAGCAGGTGCAGACTACGGTTTAGTTAATTTCACTAATCTGGAATAGAAAGGTGCTCTTATGACAACTATAGCTTCAAAAAACGCTGACGTTCAACTCGGTGCTTATACAGGCCCAGAGTCAGGTACGGCCCAAGACGACAATGTCAAGGCTGCTAATGATCTGATAAAGACAGATACCGAAGCCATTATTGCTGATGCGACTAATTCCGGTACGCAACTTCTTGTAACATCGACCGTCGTAAGTTCTTCTATACCAAATAACACGCAAACGGCTGGTGCTATAACTGGTGCTGCTAGTGGAACTTTGCTATTGAAGGAAATATGTATCAATACGAATGCTACTGGTATTGTGAACCCAACTAACCTTGAGTTCTCAGTAGATAATGTTAATGGTAAAACTGGTGCTGGCTCTCCTATTTACCTAGAGGCTGTAGCGGCACTTGGTGCTAATGCTACGAATTCTAGTAAGGATGCCACAAGCACTACCCTTCCCATGCAAATAGAATCTGGAAAAAAGATTTATATCCATGGTGACGATGGTGCTGGTACTGGTGCTGGAACTGCTAATATTACGTTTGTGTTTGAGCGTATTTCTGACGCAGCCACAATTGCAGGCGTAGCACTTTAACTTTAACGGGAGGGGCTTCGGCCTCTCCCATATCTTAAGGAATAATATCATGGCTGATGGCGACCAAACAATCGTCCTTACCAGTGACAATAGGGCAAAGACAAATAACACTCCAAATGAAGAAGTATGGGAACTTGTCGTTACTGCTACATTTGATGCTGACGATACTACTGCGTTAAGCCTCCCAATTCCGCTTAATGGAATATTGAGGCATATAACATTTGCTATCCCACAAACGACAACCTCAAGAACAAAGCAACTTCAAATCAACGATAACGGAGATAATACCGTCTTTGATACTGGTGCCTTAGTTAATGTAGCAGGGGCGTCAACAACTAACTACGATGTCGATTTGCCGCTATCCGGCACGATAGACGCCGTAGTTACGATTGCCGGAACGCTTGGCGGGACTGGCGTAGCAATGGTGATAACCCTACGAGGTATCTAATGAAAGAGAAATACAGACACCCTCAATTCAGTACAAAAGGCTTAGTGGCTTATTACAAGCTATGGGCAGGGTTCACAACAGGTCTGACCGTACATGATTACAGCGGCAATGGATTCGTTGGTACTGCAACAGACCCAGTAATAACGCCGCAATACCCAGGTATATACTTTAACGGGAACCACGTAATCAATATTGGATCAGGCCCATCAGACGTTAAGACTATATCTGAATGGGTTAATCCTCTAAGCATAGCAGCAACAGAAGAAGCGATTAGATTGCAGGTTGGTATGTATATATCAATCGTATCAGGAGTCGTAACAGTCACCGGGATAGCAGGCAGTAGCCTATATGTCAATGGCGTATTAGGCACAAGCGGAGTCACCACAGTAGCAGCAAACGAGTGGAGTCATATTGCAGTAACAGACGCAACCGCTAACAATGCCTCTGCATTAGCCATAGGCAAGAACGATACAGATCCCTTTGAGGGCGTTATATCACACGTTGCATTGTTTGATATTGAGAAGACGGCAGCCGAGATCAAGAGCATATACGAACTAACAAAGTGGAGGTATCCAAACAACTAACATGGCTATCAATGACACAAAAATCTGTAATATGGCACTAGATAAGCTAGGTGCGGCAAACATCGTAGACCTTGATACCGATAAGAGTCCACAGGGCCAAAAGTGCAGGATTCACTTCGAGCAGACAAGGGACGCTCTTATACGCTCTCATTACTGGCGGTTTGCGTCAGCAAGGGCATCGCTATCTAAGGACACAGTTGACCCAGACTTTGAATACGACAGCCAGTTCATTCTGCCGACGGACTTCATGCGGTTTAAATCGTTATACCTTAACGATAGGCGTCCAAGCCTAACCACAAGAATCACAGTCGCCATTGAAGGTGACAGGCTGCTGACGAATGAAACGGCTATAAACATGCGGTACATCAAGAGAGTAACTGACCCTACAAAGTTTGATGAATTATTTACGGAAGTATTCATATTAAAACTTGCCCTTAAACTCGTAGCCTTAGCCGGTGCAAACCCGAAGATGACTCAGACTCTTGGCGGTGAACTCGCTAGGGTTATGCCGAGTGTAAGAGCATTAGACAGGCAAGAGACGAATAACATAGGTAGAGACGCTCATGTGCCGTGGACAGAAGTAAGAGTAAGTGCCAGAAGTGCGACTATAGGGGACACTGTTAATGGCTAACGAAATTTACGCAAAATACAGTTCAGGTTTTGACCTTGACGGCTACGTGTTCAGGAAAACAGACGATAAGGTTTGTATTCCAGCCTCTGGTGCGTTTGAAACGTGGAACGATGTTAACGTATTAACATACGACATACCCATGACAGACCGTGGCGACGGGTATTACTCGGCTGGCTTCCCGGCAACTATAACTACCGAAGGCGTTTACAGGGTTATAATAAAGCTACGAACCGGAGTAGAGGCAGAAGTAGGCAACACCGGCCTGTTCCAAGGCGAGCTTAGCTGGGATGGGACAGAGGAGATTGATCTATTTACAATAGACAATAGTATAAGCACTCTTACTGTATCTCAAAGCAGAGTACTTAATGTATACGGAGTAGACGAATAAATGGCTAATTATCCTATAATTTCTTTGAATGGAGGGAAAGCAACGCCACTTATAGATGCGCGTTCTGACACCCAGAAGTTCATCTCGTTATGCAGACAACTCCAGAATATGATCCCTCGTATATACGGACCTGTAGAGCGTAGACCCGGCTTTAAGTATATAGCGGATTGCGAAGACGACGATGTTAAATCGCGGGTTGTTCCGTTTGTCTTCTCGTCTACTATTGCATACGATATTGAATTAGCTAACCAAATTATGAATGTGTACTTTCAAGGCACACTGGTAGAGTCAGGGATTGTATCGCCTTATCTCGAAGCAGACTTATTCCAACTCCAGTTTGCCCAGTCAGCGGACGTAATGTGGATAGTAGATCAAGACTATGCTTCTCGCAAGTTATCAAGGGTGTCTGTTTCGGATTTCTCTCTGGACAAGACATCATTCACTAACGGACCATTTATCAAAAGGAATGATCTTGAAAATGCAGATGGTATTACAATTAAAGCAACTGGGTATAGTATAGCCAACGCTACACTCGGCGATCCCGGATTGGGAACATTTACAATTACAGGAGAAGGCGACCTATCGAGTCTATTCACTGTAAACAAAAGATTCTATGTCACGACTACTGCTGCGAACACTAACGACAACCCTTATACAGTCGCCTCAGTGTCATACGCAGACCCTGTTCTTACGATAACAGCTAATGAAGAAGTAGTAGCAACGAACACCATAGGCGAGATTATGGTTGACGACGCGACAGTAACACTCACAGCTTCCTCTAATACGTTCCAGGCGGCTCATGTGGACGCTCTGTTCAAACTTACACATAAACGTGCCAAGGTTGTCACTAAGGGCTCAGCGACGGCCGTAGGCGTCATAGGAGAACCGATAGACGTTAAGGGTTCATGGACATTCACGACCACAGGTAATTGGGGTGGCACTGTAGAAGTTCAAAGACTTGCAGATGGGATTAACTGGGAAACATTTAGGTCTTATACGTCGGAATTAGTAGCCGGACAGGGTTCTAGGAATGTCCAAAAGTCAGACATTGAGGAGTCTTTAGGGGTTCAATACAGGATGAACTACGTCACTGACGGAGGTGGTACTTTAGTTGCTGACCTTACAGTAAATTCCAGTACGCAAGACAGTATATTCAAGATAACATCTTTTACATCCACAACTTCTGTAGAAGCTACGGCAATAGTCGCCGCTCCCGAGAACGGAACTACCACCCGATGGGCAGAGGGTTCATGGTCTGACGTAAGGGGCTGGCCTACTACTGTTGTGTTCTTTGAGGAACGCTGTATATACGCATTCACTACTCTTGACGCACAGACAATATGGCTCAGTGGAACAAACGACTTCGAGGACTTTGAATCAGGGACTAATGATGGTGATTCATTTGCTTTGAGGATTGGCACTGGAAACAGAGGAAGATGGATAGGTTCTCTTGACTCGCTTGCTATTGGGACGGCTGGAGATGAGTGGCGAATAAGATCGTCGGAGCTTGACCAGCCATTAACCCCAACAGATTTCAGCATTAAACGACAAACGATATTCGGCAGTACAGATATACAGGCTTTAGCGGTCAACGAGGCTATAATCTTTGTAGATTCGGTAGCGAGAAAAATACGTGAGTTCACATTCAGCGAACCGAAGCAAAAGTTTGTATCACCCGACTTGACTGCTTTAGCCGAGAATATCACGTCTGGCGGAGTAACCAGCATGGGTGTGCAGAGTAATCCTGACAATATTATATGGTTCACTATCGCTAATAGCCCGTACCTAATCTCCATGACATACGAAAGAGAACAGAACGTAGTGGCATTTGCAGAACATCCAGTAGGCGGTGGCGGCATAGTAGAATCCGTATCTGTTACACCAAGCGAGTCTGAGGACATTATAACCGTTACAGTCAAAAGGACTATAAACGGTACAACTAAGCGAACCATAGAGCAGATGCAGCCAAGAGACTACGGCCCGGCCACTGATATATTCTTTGTAGATGGCGGAATAATAGATACATCAGGCTCTACTACTATAGCCGGACTATCACACCTCGAAGGCGAGACAGTTCAGGTCATGGTTGATGGGGCACAACAGGCGGACAAAGTTGTGTCGGGCGGACAGATAACCATAGACAAGGCAGGTACTAGGGTTGTAGTTGGCCTGTCCTACGAATACAAAGCGGAACCAATGCGACTCGATGTTAATGGTTCGACTTACGGAACGATAAAGAAAATATCCGAAGTCACACTTAGCTTCTATAAAACACTTAACGCTATGTATGGCGATGGAGTGAATCAGTATCCTATTGATTGGCGTACAGATGAGAATTATGACAGTCCACCAGAACTATTCACCGGAGACAAACCCGGGCTAACATTTACAGGCGGATTCACGACAGAAACTCCATTAGTAATCTCAGGAACAGACCCATTCCCGTGTATTTTGAGAGCAATAATACCTAAAATAGATCAGACAGGAAGATAACATGACCATAGCGAATGAGAGCAATAGAACATCGGTAATAGGAACAGGTGCAGAACAGATAGTCCCGTTCACGTTCCCTATAACAAACAATAGCGACATAGTAGTTACGTCACGAGTCACTGCTACTGGTGGTGAAACCGTTATGGCAGAGACTACTGACTATACCGTGATTAACAATGGTGCGATCGGTGGCTCAATAACCACCGTAACTCCGTTCATAGCGTCAACCTTACAGATACACATCGTCAGGGACACGCCCAATACGCAGGGAACTGACCTGCAAACAGGCGGTGCGTTCAGTGCGGACAATGTAGAGAATATGTCGGACAAAGTTACGAAGCTAACGATAGAGAACGTAGACGGGCTTGACAGGACATTGAAGTTCCCAACAACTGACCCAGCAGACTCCTTTGCTGATATGCCAAACTCTGTTGATAGAGCAAGTAAGAACTTAACCTTTGACTCGTCCGGTAAGCCGACTGCATCGGTATCTGACATAACAGGTGCTATTGCCCACAGTACGATAGGAACTAATATCGCAGGGGCGGCTAATGCCGAAGCAGAGCGAGACTTAATTGGCCTCGGCACTGCCGACGATGTAGAATTTGCAGATATAACAGGTTCAGAGCTTATTGTAAGCGGGCCTTACATTGACGCAAGGGCGCATGGGCTAAGCGAGGCCAACTCAGCAGCCGACAATGCCACAGCTATACAGGCGGCTAATGACGCTGCTAATGGAAAGAACGTGTTGATTCCGGTTGGAACTTATGCTGTTACGAGTGTGACAATAAATAACTGCACACTTACTGGAGTTGGTCAAGAAGAGACGATTCTTAATGTCACAGGGACTATAACAGTTACTCATACAGTCGGCTTTGGTATTACTGGACGCCTGCACAAGATGACACTACAGACCGCTACTGGTTACGCTTCTACGGTGCTACTATTAAATGGTTTGATTAACCGCCAAACTATGGTATTAGACCAATTAAGAATATCCTCCTTTGGAAAAGAAGAAGTCACGCCCGGAAGTACAGGTTTGCTATTGGACTCTGTATCGACGACGGCTGCCACTGTATTTATAGCGTCAAGTACATTTGGAAGTGTTATTGTTGAAGGTTTTGAAACTGGGGTCGATTTAAATACAAATGAAACCGGCGCAGGAGACGCCTTTATAAATGCTAATTTCTTCCAGTCACTAAAGATATTCAACAGTACAGACCTTATGAAGATGACAAATGCTGGTACTGCCTCAATGAATAACAATATTTTCTCCGAGTTATTCTTTCAAGGTAATTCAGGCGTAACTGTTAGTGGACTTACCACATCAGGAGCTGTTCAGAGAAACAGATTTGTTATTTCTATCGACGGTACATACTCAGGCAATGAAGTCGAGTTAACTAATACATCTTGGTTTAATACATTTCTTGGATTTGCTACTATAGTTGATACGGCTGGTAAAAACACGCAAATAAATGGTCAGGAAATAAGGATTAGCCAAGTAGCTACTTCTTATGGAAGGAAAATTATTGGCAGACAGACAGACCAAACAACCGACAAGAGATACCTTTTGTTGGCACAGAAAGACGCGGATCATTCTATTCAAGGAACGATAACGGGTAGGCTCACAAAGGCTAGTTCTAATGGGGAGTATTCCGCAAGAGCTTATGTCAATGTATTGTCTGATAGTTCTAATAATACATCTGCATATTGGGAGATAGACGCCCAATCAGTTTCAGGAATAACTTTAGTAGAGCTTACCTACGGTGTAAACACTTGGATTGCTCTTGATGCTGTAGAGTCCTCGGTTAGTGCGGCTCCATTCGACCTTGCTCTATTCGACGGTCAATATACAGAACAGACAGATCAGTTATTATGGGTGGCTGACGGAGAAATTTCTGGATTAACTGCCGTGACAAGTAGTAGGTCGGTGTCTTCTGGGAATGTATTAAACGGGTCAGCCACTTACGCAGGTGGAGCGATAACCGACAACTCATTCACGGCACAGTCCGTTACTGTTACAGGGGCCGCTCTTGGCGATTTCGCTATAGCCAGTTTTAGTGCAGATATAGATGATGTCCAGATGAATGCCGTAGTCACTGCAAGTAACACAGTTATAGTGACATTCTATAACAATACTGGCGGAGCAAAAACTCCAGTCGGGGATGTGTTTGTTAGAGTGGAGAGGAAATAGTGAACTTTAGAGAAGCAACAGAAGAAGACTTCGCCGATATAGCTGATAAGAGTATAACGAAAGGCGATAAAGAGTTCAGCGACAGGGAGAATTACTCCTATGTCTTAGAGGATGATGGAAAGATGATATGTATTGGTGGGTTTAAAATCATTAACTCTGCTATGGCGTGGTGTTGGATCGACCTTTCTATTGACGCCTTAGACCACAAGGCTGTAATGTTAAGGACTACTAAGGACTGGATAGCCTCCTTTGCTAAAGAGCATAAACTAAGACGCCTTCAAGCCTATGTAGATGTAAGCTTTGAAGAAGGAATAAATTTTATAGAACATCTTGGATTTGAAAGAGAGTCAATAATGAAAAACGCAATGCCTGATGGTGACGCAATAATGTATAGGAGGTTGTATAATGGGTAGTCTTAGAGGGCCAACAAGGTCAGAAAATACAGGCCCGCTATTTAAGAAGGCGGTAGGCGGTAAAGATTCTCCGGTCTTTAGGGGACAGAAGGCAGCGGACGAAGACCTTGGCGGCGAAGAACCTGAAAAGATTCCACCACCAGAGCCGATAGCCCCTGCCCCAGAAGTTGACGACGACCAGGTCAGAGTAAGCAGGTCAAGAAGGCGATCAAGGGGTAGACAGTCTACGGTACTGACGGGCGACCTTGCTCCAGAACAGAAGAAGAAAACAACTTTAGGATAATGGTGACATTATGGTAGCATTTGCAGGTCTAGCATTATCAGTAGCCGCCGCAGCTCAACAGCGTCAGGCTGCTAAAGACGACGCAACAAGGCGAAAGAACCTTGCGACGTTTAATGCGCAGGTTCAAGAGAACGAAGCTAAGGCAAAGAAGCAGGCTGCTGAGTTTGCGTCTAAGCGGCTAGCTAAGAAAAGTGCAAGAGACAGAGGTACTTTACAGACAAGGCTTGCAAAGGCCGGTGGACTAGGTTCTCCTGTAGCAGAAGACTTGGCAGTAGAGCTTGAATCAGAGCAAGACCTCCTCGACCTCTTGATAGGGTTTGAAGGAGAGACAGCAGCTAAACAGGCAAGGGCTCAGGGAGCTATTGACACGGCATCAGGTAAACGAGCTGTGGCACGTGGTCAGGCTCAGGCGACAGCGGCGACAATCGGCGGTGGAAGTTCAGTACTTAGTGGGTTTAATACTGGCGGACAGAGAACAACAACAAAAGAGGGACCAACTCGGTCTAGGATACTTACGCATTAAAGGTTTCATACTATGGCTAAATTTAATATAACCAGAACAGAAAAAGGCTTACCCGGCACATCCGGCTCAGTGCGGGATAGTAACGACCCTGCTATCGGTGCTGGCGTTATAGGGCAGGCTGCGGCTGGGCTTGGTACGGAGGTCAAAGACCTTGGTATAAGATTTGATCTCATACAGGCTAAGTCGCAATTAAGCGATAGTATGGTTCACGCCGCTAATTTAACTAATAGTTTCTTTGACACTCTCGGTAGCAATGAAGACCCGGAAACTTACGGAGAAGAATTAGCAAAACTCAATAAGCAAATAGAGTCTGTTACGCCAGAAAACTCAAGAGCTGCTGGTGTTTTCAGGCAGAACATGGCGACAAGATCAATCCAGACTGCTAAGCTGGTGAGGATTGCTGCTGAGAAAAAGATAGAACGTAAATCTCAAACATCAGACTTTCTATTGCTTCAAACAGCAAAGGCGTCTGGGCTAGAAGCTGACTTCGATGTATACGAAAAGGCTGTAATCAATGGCGTTAAGCTCGGCGTATATGACGCCAAAGAAGGCGAACTGCTTTTAGATAACGCCGACAAGGACAGGGATACAGCAGAGAAGAATGAGGTCTTTACCAGAGCGTCTAGTCAGAGAGATGAAGAAGGGATCATGGACGTAGACCGTGCCCTTGCTCATGTAGATGCTTGGGATGGGCCAGAAAATGATAAGGCTGACATTAGGAATCAAATACAGAATAAGGCAGCCCAAGAACAAAAGAGAAGCGACGAGGCACTTGCCAATAGGACGGGCGAGGAAGATGCCAGACTTAATGATTTACTAATCGAGAATCAATTAAGCGACCAAGAGATTGAATTAGTAGACCTTGGTGCTAGGGGAAAACAAAAGACATTTGAAAAGAATTTTAAGGCTAACTGGAAAACAGACCTACGTAAGATAAATGCCTTGTCTGAACCACTATTGAGCAATGAAAATGTTTACGATGATCTAGTTGTAGGCAATGGTTCAGTTGAAAGAGGCAGCATGTCTCCTACTGAGTGGGAAACTAACTTTAGAAATGCGTGGGCTAATGGAGACTTATCAAGAGCAGACAGGAGAGCATTAAGGTCTGGTGATATAGTTGCTACGAAGTCAATGCAGAACAGGGCATTCCTTGCCCAAACAGACGGGTCGAGCCAAGCACGCTCCTCGTTAGTAGAGGCTACAGAAGGGCAAATCCAGCAATTTACTACCCAAAGAGACCTACTAAACAAGAGTAAGGACTTCACTGGTGCAGAGGCGTTTACGTTCGCTTTACAAAAGGGACAGATACAGAGATGGAACTTCGGCAGATTTAGAGATGAGCTTAGAACGCAGATGGGCCAGAATGAGGATTGGTCACAAGAGCAAATTTTCATTGCAAGCGATATACTAGAGAACCAATACGACAAAGACTTTGATGTTTTAGTAGCAGAGTTTGATGCCGCTAATCCGTCTAAGGCGATAACTAATACACCTCCAGGTGAGGGGTTCAAGGATATATGGAAGGGTTTATCGGTAGAGGATAAAGCAAAGATATGGGAACTCAGGATGTTTGGTGAGAGTGTTGAATCTATAATCGGAGAACTCTAAATGAGCCTTGATGACCTTTTACGGAGACATAGAAAGACAGAGATTAAGGTAGACAGAGAGCCGTCTGCTGAAAAGGTTAGGCGTCCTAAGAGAATATTCTCTACAGCTACAATGAGAGGTGTGAATATACAGACAGCGGAAGCAGAGGAGACAGTTCGAGAATTAGCGAATTGGGATAAGTTGAGGGAGGGCGATCCAAGCTTTACGGACATTGATGGATTGATAGACGTGTTCGACCCAAGCGAATCACCCGGTTCAGTAGAGGGCAGGCCGGATCCAATGGTAGAAGTACTTAAAGCCGAGATGGCAATTGTTCGTCCAGTTGCTAAAGTTGGAATGAAGTTTATGTCGTTTATCAATGCTCCACTTAATAGGGGTTTTAAGTTCATAACAAATGCAGTGATGTTTGACCCATTAACTAAATCTGCGACTGGGCCAGTGAGAAGATTCGCTATACAGCAAGCGACGTTCAATGCGAAAAAAACTGCCATAAAAATAGAAAGAGAAAGACAAGGACTTGGGTTCAGGCAGAGGCTGACGAAAGAAGAGGTAGATAAGATAAACGATGACGTGGACGCCCTTGCCGTAGGTATGATTAAAGAAGCCAATGCAGAATTAGGCGAAGGCGAAAAAGTGACAGCAGGCGACTTCGGTGCGTCTGCTGTGGACGCACTCAAGTCGTTAATACCTTGGCCCGGAGCAGCAGACGAAGTGAAAACATTCGGTGAGATAAGTGCCGACTCTTATGAGCGTATAGTAGAGCGCCAGGCCCCTTGGTATTATGCTCCGGCTGGAGACATAGTAATGGAAACGGTGGCTATGGGAGGGCTGATAAAAATAGCGTCCGCAACTTCAACAGCGAGTAAGGCTGCCAAGAGTGTCAAGGATGTAGCTGCGTCTGCTAAATTAACCATTAAAGAAATGAGGGCGATAAGAAAACTACATAAAGCGGCGGCAAAGGCTAAACCTCTAGCACCTGCTGCTGCCGGTGTACCTACCGCAGACCAAGCAGCTACTGTAACCTCCAAACTGGTGCAGCTAATAAAGGATGCTAAACCACTGAGGAATAAGAAAGCTCTATTGGTTCACCAAAACAGGCAAGCGAAAGCAAGGAAGCTAGCTCAAGTCCAAAAGAACGTGCAAGGCAAGAGGCTTGTTAAATCAACAAAAGGAGCTTTGGCTGGTAAATCTGCTAACCCAGACTTCACTCCTATTGGTGAACAATTTACACCAGGAGAGATTGATTCGTTATTTGACATGGTGAATACTTCCGGGCTATCAAGGGGGTTCGATAAGGCTAATGCTACAATATCTCTCGATAAGCTATTAAAAGGAAATCTAATAACAAAGAGTGAGATAGCTAACCTAGAGGCCGTTTTCGGCAAGTCGCTTACTAAGGCTTTATTCGGAAAGCAATCCATAGCATCTATAATCCAAGATGTTTCTTTTGAGGTCATTAACCTTCCAAGAGCAGTGCTTGCGTCTTATGACTTATCGGCACCCGGCAGGCAGGGTATTATCTTTTCAGTGTCACACCCAGTGTCCTCAACTAAGGCATTCGGTAGGATGGTAAGAGCGGCCATCCCGGGTTCAGGTGCAAAGTACGCAGACGACATCGAGAGGGTAACTGCGTCTTCTAAGTTTGGCAAGATGGCAGATAGATTCGGTGTGCATTCCTCTCCTACTGGATTCACTGCAAGGATGTCAGCAAAAGAAGAACAATACATTTCAAGGGTAGCAGAAAAGATACCCGGCGTAGCTCAATCCGAAAGAGGGTTCACTACATTCCTGAACCAGCAGAGACGCTTAGTATTTGAGGAACAGGCAAAGAAATGGATACGGAAAGGGATTACTCCACAGAGCGACCCTAAAACGTTCCAACAATATGCTAAGTTCATAAACCATGCAACAGGCCGAGGCTCTATGGAGAGCTTGCAACCCGGAGCATTGACGGCATTGAACGCAACCTTCTTTTCGCCAAGGCTACAGGTATCAAGGGTTCAGGTTATTGGGGACTTAATAAGCCCAACTACCACAAGAAATGCACGTAAAGTTATA